GTTCGCCATTTTTGTTTACCCCAGTCTTTTAAACTCTTTTGTGATTTAGCTAACTTAGCCATCCCAATGTCTCCTAATAACATCTAACTTATCTTCAGCATCAGCTACGTTTGTCATAAGTTTATCTATCTCCTCCAGGTGTTGGGGATGTTCCCCAATACCCACAGGATTTGACAAATAAATATTTATCGTAGTCTTAGCTTCAGCTATTTGAGCCTCATACTTTTTACTAAGAGCCTCTAATATTTCTTCTTTATGCATTAAAAAATAATGATAAGTGCAAGTACAATTACAGCTGCTCCTAAGATTTTCTCTTTCTTAGAACTATCTTTAATCATACTCCAAATACTTTTTATCTTACCCATGAGTACTCCTATTTTTTCTTTTTCTTTTTAAGCATCATAAAATCTTTTTTACTGATTTTACCATCCTTGTTTGCGTCTATTTTGCTCTGCTTACCTTTAAGTTTTTTAGCCGCTTTAGGCTTGTTCTTTTTAGCAGCAGGCACTTTCATTGCATATCCTGGCATTACTTGTATCCTCCTCCAGCTTTTTTATAGGCCTTGGCCATTGCTTGTGCCTTACGCGCACTCCATTGTCCCGCAGCCGTTCCATGTGAAGCTTGTGCTTTAATACGATTAAAGATTCGCTTCCTTAATCCAGGCTTAGTATAATTACCAGCTTGGTTAACTTTTGATTTACTTTTTGTTTTTGCTTTTGCCATTCTTTAATACTCCCTGTAAAGTTTTAGCTTGGCCAGCATGTAGTTTAGATGCTTTCTTCAAACCTTTAATTACTTTTTTAAGTTTCTTTTTCATTAGACTCTCCTTATACTTGTATTAATTATACCTTCAATATTAGAAGTCATATCAGCTGCAGCATCTATTCCCATCTGTGCTTCTTTTAATTTACGATCTTGATCTTTATTCTCATCGTCAATTACTAATTTACTTTCTTCTAAATCCATTTTATCTTCATGGACTTTCATATCGTTCATTAATTTTTGTGCACGTAAAGCTAAGTCTTTTCTTTGTATATCTAATTGTTCTTCAGCTGTAGATTTATTTTCACCAGCCATAATTTTTTGTTTCTCTTCATCAAACTGATTTACTTTATCAGAAGCTTGTGCAGCCATCAATGCAATTTGATTTTCCATTTCAGGAGGCATTTGTTGTCCAGACATAATCATCTGTTGTGCTTGTGGGTTTTGAACCATTTGTGCCATCTCTTGTTGATACTTAAGTGCTAAGTGATCTTGTATGTGTGAAGCTAATAATTGTTGTACTTGTGGATTAGTTTTATATGCAGGGTTCTGTAAGAACATTCCATGAGTTACAATATGTGCATCGTGATTCTGATCTGGTCTTGGTCTTAAAGGTGCCCCCTTTAATGATGCCATGTTCTCAGATATAGGATCAGCAGTAAATGGTTGTTGTGATTGTTTTAAATATCTTTGTGGTTCCTCCACGCCCATCGCTGCAAACAGTTCCATACCTATTGCTTCCATATTGTAAGCAGCTGGGTTCTGTTGAGCGATAGACATGATGGCATTTATTTTCGCAATCCTGTGTGCTTCTGTTGGCATATTAGGATCGGATACAGGAATGACGTCTATACTTTTTAAGTTGAAATCTTTCCTGAATACTTGCTGTGCTCCGCCCGCCACTTCGTAGGGATACAAGTCTGGGAGATACTCAGAATCTAATCTGGTTAGTATTCTCAGATCTTTGGTTTGTGCGGCATGTAGACGTTTATGCACAGCATTGAACAGCTTTGAAGACTGTTCAAGCAGAGCCATAGTCGTTCCGACTGGCCCATAGTTTGTCGCGTTATCTACTATATTATCAGTAGAGTCTGCGAATTGCGCTGCGAGTTTAGACGCGTAATCCATTAAATTAAATAGAGTTGATGAAGGTTCTTTAAACGGAAGCATCTGTATAGATTTTCCTAAATCACCAGCTGGTGCATTTACTTCTCTAAATTCACCTGGAGCAATAGGCTCGTCAGGTGCAAGGACACGGAGACCGTGTGCCTTGAAACCACCTGGCAAGTTCGCAAAGGTTCCCGCATCAATTAATTGACGCATAGAGGAAGTAGCTGTTTTAGTTAAACCACCTATTAAGTGAATGTAACCATATCCGTAAAATCCCAATCCTGGAATCATATTGTAATGTGTAAAGTACATTTTCTTTTTACGAAGAGCATCATCTGGATCATAGTTTCTTCTAATAGAAAGAACTGTTCCATCTTCTGTCATGTGAACTATATATGGTAATTTTATACCATTAGGATCTTCGTATCCAGGTAAATCTAAATTAATATGTACTTCTAAAATTTCTACGTAGTCATCATTACTTCCTGGTTTGGAAACTCCAACAACTTCATCTTCCATTTCTTTTGAAGCTGATTGTTCTATATTATAATCTGCATCTACATCTTCATCTATAAAGATTCCTGCAAGTTGCATTTTTTTAATTTCATTTTTAGATAATAAATATTTATGTGTATATCTTTCTGCAGTCTCTAAGTCAGATGCAAAGTAATCTATAAAAAAATCTTGTGCTTTAATAAATTCTGTAACGGGTCTTTCTAATGTTGGATTCCAAAATGTTTTTTTAAATGATGTACCATACAATGCAACATGAAATAGCATCTTATCTAACTCAGGACCGTACTCTGGCATTTGCATTTGTGTTTGCCAATTTAAAAATTGTCTTACACGATTAGCTTGTTCCATCTTTGGTTGTGTGTTAACGCCCATGATTCTAGTTCTAACTGGGCCTTCAGTTGGAAATAATTCTTTATATGCTTTTGCTTGAAACTTTACGACAGCTTGTGCAAGAACTGGGTGTGTAACTCCTGAAGCTCCAGGAAAAGCTCCTGCCCCTTCTTCATACTGCAAACCTAAAAGGTTTACACCATCCTCTGCAATTTCATCGTATTCAGATCTAGACTCTTTATCTTTTTCAAAGCCTTCAAGAGTTTCTTTAGATACTGAATCAATGTCTTCATCAGTCATCATCTCTGCTAAATTTGCATCATGCGGGCCAAAAGGTGTTGGAACTTGATCGTCCATCATACCCATAGCCGTAGCTTCGTCTATCTCTTGTTGATCTGTTAATGTAATTTCTGCTCCGCCATCTGGCATTACAGCTACGTCATCTGTCGGCATGGATGCCGATACCTGCGTATCATCTTCTAATTGTATTCTTTTTTCTATAGCCATGTATCCCCTTTAGTAGTATGATCTACCTTCTCTATTATAAATCTCTTGCTCCCGTTTGTCAAGCCAAGTATCAGCTCCATTTACAACATAGCCACCATTACGCATCCATATTAATGCCTGCGTAAGTGTGTCCATATAGTCATCATGAGTCCCTGCGGGAAAAGCTCTAGTCTCATCAATCACTTCCATAGCCCAATCTTTTCGAAAGGGGGCAAATATGCGGCGGTTGTGAAACAATGATGTGATAGAATATGCTCTAGCAATTTTATCTTTGTCAGGTTGATACTCAAATATAGGTAAACTTGTAAGACGTAAGTCTTGTATTAAAGATTGACCTGAAGCTTTCTTCTCTATCAGTATAGAATCAGGTTCATGTTGTCTAAATTTTTTGACAGCTTTCTCTCTAAGTGTCGGGTAATCCCAACGACCTCTTTCAGCTCCTAGTAATATTAAATTAGGCATATCTAACCCTTTTGTAAACACGCCCCATGTAGTAACAGCAGAGTAATCTGCGGTAGTTCGTGTAGAAAATGCTGTATCCCAGGATTGAATTACGTATTCACACTCAGGTGGGTCTGGATTCTCCCAATTCTGCCACCAATCTAGTTTAATTATGTTACCTTCTTCTGCAGATGGTGCTTGACTGTACAATGCATCAAATTTAAATGGGGGTGTGTTGTTTTTTGTACGAATTATTTCTTCTGTTGACCAGTGAAATCCGTCTTTGCTGTCAGGTTCTGGCCAAAATGACTCACCTAACTGCAATTTAGTATATTTTTGGGACAAATATCCTTGTTCTACTAGCTTTTCTCTGGATTCTTCTAGTTTTTCTAAAGAATCTGTAGTATTTAGGGCAGGTATGCGTACTACTTCCCATGAATCTGACATAGGAGAGCTATCTTCTAGGGATAATAAGTACCCAGCAAGGTCTCTTTCATGCCATCTAGTCATAACTATAACAACTTTACCACCAGGCATTAGCCTTGTACGTAAACCTGAAGCATACCATTCGTTTAAAGACTCTCTTCTAGCTTTTGAAAAGGCGTCTTGCTCTGATATTGGGTCATCTATGATAGCTAAGTGTGCACCAAACCCTGCAATACCAGATCCAGAACCAGCTGCTAAGAAAGATCCTGCATCTTTTCCTTTATGTTGCAGACTCCAACTGTTTGCAGAACGATTATCTTTACGAATATTTATTTGTGGGAAGATAGATTTGTATTGTGGCGTGTTTATAATATCACGTATGGCACGGCCAAACCTTGTAGCTAAGTCATCACTGTGTGATACAGCAATCTCTTGCCAATATGGATTCTTACCAAGTGCCCATGCAGGAAAATATGTAGATGTTATTAATGATTTACTAGAACGTGGTGCAACAAATACCATAAGTCTATCAGACTCACCATTGGCTATCTTCATGAGTTCATCACAAAGTAATCTGTGGTGCGGCCCAACACTAAAGGATGGATTCATTAGCATAACAAATGCTAACAGATCATCTCTAGCTTGTTGTATAGCTACTCGTGTAGCAACGTTTCTATCTTCAGTCGTTAAGGACATATACATCTTCTCCCCATATCACAAGTTGTGTGAAGACATCTTGCGGTGGATTCTCTGGATCGTATATATCTAAGTTTGGGTGCAATACCATGTTGACGTCTCCTGTTACGTTTATAGTTGCCATTAAAATTTTTTATTATAACTTATGCCGATTTTATTTTTACCTACATCTAATGAGAAACCAGCATTCTTTGCTTTATTAGCCATACCTTTTACTTTAGTATAGCCAGGTATTTTGGATGCAACTTTATCTACTTTACCTAAAGCAAGTTTTTTAATTGCATCAGCTGGATTTTCGGTTTTGCTATTGGTTGTAAAGTTTGACATTATCTACTCTTTCCAATTTTAGCTGTTGTCATTTTATTTTTTCTTTTCTTTCTTTCAGCATCTGTTTCTCCAGATAAAGCTTTAGATATGTCTACACTACGTTCACTTGTTTTTACTGGATCATATGTTCCTGAAGGATTTTTTATACCTTTAGAACCTTTTTCTAAAATTCTATCTGTTCTTGAACCTTTATGAACACCTTTAGT